TCAAAAATTTAAATCTCATTCCATTTTTGATAATATAATTTTTATTTTTATAAAGTAATTTTATTACGATGAATAAATTTGGGGTACTGGTGGAAATAGCTATATTACATAAGTATGACCTATATTTATGTAACTATTATTTGCTTTACGCTTTGCGTTAAGAGGGAATCGAACCCCCAGTTCAACCTTGGAAGGGTTGCGTGTTACCACTACACCATTAACGCTGAATTTGGTTCCGGGTTGCCTGGATCGAACAGGCGACCCTTTGATATCGGTAAACTACTACAGTCAAATATTCTGCCACTGAATTAAACCCGGATCCAATATAACATACATTGTTTTTTTAAGTTGTTTTTTTGTGAAAATATAAATGTATGGAATACTAGAAATAATATATTTATTTACAATAAAATTCTAGACGTTTATCTCTTAATTCATTTTTATTTAAACCTTTATTAGTCTTTACTGGAGTTGATTCAGACCCAGCGTCAATCATTGTAAGCCAATCAAAGTGTTTCATTCCGCGAAATGTTCCGATACAAATAGACCAATCTTTTTCTGTTTTTTCGCCAATATGACGACATCCATTGACATTTGTCATTGTAATGTGTTTTATCCATGGTCCGGATTTACTTACCATGGCATAAAATGTAGACAATGATTTCCAAGAAATAGTCTGTACCATATCCTGGGGTTTTCTGTATTTACATTGTATAGCATAATAACCTTCCCCCTTTTTTGATATCAAGTCAATTCCATAATCATTTTTTGTAAGATGAAATTGAGTTTTAAGCTCACTGGGAAAATCTTTGTAAAACCAGACTTCATCATGTTGCAATATTTTTTGTAAATAGAGAAAACAAAAGGATTCAAATAAATCACCCTTTTTCTTTTTATTCTTTGTTTTTTCTTTCAGTTCAATCATATTCGTCGCACTTGTTCCTTCAATATGACTTTCTATATTTTGTACAAGTACGTCAAATTTATTATCATTCGTATACATATTTTTATGTATCAAATCAATCATAGTTTTCAATTTTTCACAGGACATTTACTGTAAAATAATAACTTGTTTCTATATTATTTTACTAGAAGAAAAATCATTTCTTGCATTGCATACATTCTTTAAAAAGACCAGGAATAAATTTTCCCATCTTGATCATATTTAACTCTGCATCTTTCAAGACGCGTTTTACGGTAACCGTCTTTTTTCCGCCACCACGTTTGTAGGTCACCGACTTGTATCCTTTTCCATTTACGATTTTTACGCGGCGAAGAACTTTTCCACCGCCGCCACACATATCCCGAAGTTCAGTATTATGATATTTGAAACCATGCTTGCGCATTTTTCTAGTTTTTTGAAAAGGCATAGGAATATATAATATATAAATATAATATATAAAAAGAATGTCATATTTGACAGTTGTTCATTTACTTCATCTTTTTATAATTGGTAGTCTTCTTTTATATATTGGAATAAAAAGAAACAGTATGCCATCCTTTATGTATACTATATTACTATTTTTAGGACCTTTTATTATTTTGTATCATTTATACAAAGCATATACTGTTCCTAAATTTGCTTGGGCAAACTATATACATATTTTTTTAGTTGGACCTCTCTTGACGTATATTGGATACACAAAGGAAAAGACGGAAAGAAAATACTTTGAACTTGTGCTGATGCTCGCGTTTGCTTCAATGGGATATCATGGATACTATCTAGTAAAAGGAGACAACTAGAGAGAAGGAAAAACTGCTTCAACACTTTCAAGTGCTCCTTCCACCCAACCTTGATGTAAACTTACCATCTCACCAACTAGAACTATTCCTGGAAATGGATTTTGTGCATCTTTGATAAATTCTTTACGATTTTTATATTCGGCTGGAAGAGGTTTATAGTAATGTGTTCCGATGGGCCAATATAAATTCAAAATAGAAATTAGTTTCAATTTATTTTCACTAGGTATACCCAATGCATGTTCAACTGTTCTAGCCCAGAATTCACGATTTTCCGCTGTATTTTTCAAATTATCTTTGAAATATTTGGCACCTTCATTATCAGTATATGCAATCATATAGACTCCTTTTTCTACATTCATTGGAATAATGCGATGAACTGGGCCGTCAACAATGGTAGGTTTTTCTGAATACTGTTTCATAATTTCTGTTGAAGTCTTTGTAAATTTTCCATACATACGCAAAAAAGTTTGACCTTCTATGTAGTTATAAATAGGATAAGTATGAAAAAATTTTCTCACGCTGGATATTGTCGTCGCTACAACAACTTGCAAACAGGTGTATGTATTTCCTTCATCTGTATTCAAAAGAAATTTTCCATCTTCCATTCTTGTAATTTGTGAAACACCTTGCGAAGTCTTGATATGAAGATGTTTACTTATTCTCTCTACCAGTTGTTTCCAAGAGAGATGAATAGCTGTCCATCCATTTTCATTATCATCCATTCCATAATAGTAAAGAGTATCATGCACGTCTTCATTTTCAAAATCGGTATATGCTGTACTTACAACAAAGTCATGATATAGTTCAGGGCCTAAAATGGGAAGAGCAAAATTTTTAAATGTTTCTCGCAGTGGAGAATATTTTATTTTTTCCTTGTATTTTTTCTTCAAAAATTGTATTACTTTTCCAACATGAACAGGATTTCTCACTGTAGAAGCGTACTGATGTTGAACTGTAAAGTCATTATATGGTACATTGAGCTCTTTTAAAAGTTTTAATAATAAAAAATCTTTTTCTTTTCTTCCTATTCCGGCCCCAGTTACAACTTCAACACCATAAAAATCCTCATCATTTGTGCGACCACCAATATATTGTTTTTTTAGTTTTTCAAGAATCAAAATTTTTCGGCCTGGATATTTTTTTTTCATTTTATATGCTGTATAAAGACCAGCTATACCACTTCCAATTATAACGGTGTCGTATGTAAATATCATTTATAAGTGGAATTGTGTAAACTAGTATTATATATTATGAATATATTACAAATATATTACTAATATTATACGTTTTTACTCGTAGATTTTCGTCATTTTTTATTCTCTCTTTTACGTTTTATAGTTTTATTCTTTTTTCCTATTTTTCCTAAAAATCTTTTTGTTTTGCGAAATTCTACTTTTCTTCCATTTTTGCATTGAAATATTCCACGAGTAAGGCCTTTTTTATTGAAAATATTTTTGGTACAAATACCGATTGCTTTTGGTTCATTTGTTGGGGATACTTTTTTAATGCATCTGCATAATTTTAATGCGAGAATTTTTTCAGCGGATTTTTTTAATTCTGAAACCGTAGATGGTATGGTTTCATCATAATATTCAAGAATTTTTTTATAGTCTGTCTTTGTGAGTGAGTTGTTCATAAATAAAAATAGTATACTTTACTATATATAGTTATTTTTTTGTGTTTGTAACATTGATTTCTCTAAATTTTCAAAATTATATATTATGTAACATTTAAAATGTCATAATATATAAGAGCAAATAATCTCGCATGTTACAAAATCCCAAAGTAGTAGTGTTTGATTTAGACGAAACACTGGGTCATTTTTCTCAATTTGGACTATTTTGGGATATTTTAAAAGATTTTATCAATAAAGATTTTACGCAAGACGACTTTAATCAACTACTTGATTTATACCCAGAATTTATCCGTCCAAATATAACAAGTTTATTCACATTTTTAAAATATAAAAAAGATAAAAAAAAGTGCAACGGGATTATGATTTATACAAATAATCAAGGTCCAAGGGAATGGGTAATCATGATAAAAAATTATTTTCATGATAAACTTCGGTACGATTTATTTGATCAAGTTATTGCTGCGTTCAAAGTAAATGGTAAAGTAGTTGAACTAGGTAGAACAAGTCACGATAAATCTGTAGAAGACTTTATTTATTGCACAAAAGTACCTCAACATACGCAAATATGTTTTTTAGACGACATGTATCACCCAAAAATGATCGGAGATAATGTATATTACATTAATTTGAAACCATATGTATACCATCTGACTTTTGATGAAATTCTAGAAAAGTTTTTGAAAAGCGACTATTCAGATCGTCTCTTTGAAAATGAAAAAGATAAAAACAGATTTGTACAATGGTTTCACGATAAAGCAAAAAATTCTTCTTTCAACTATATTGAAAAATCCAAAGAAGAATATGAAATTGATAAAATAGTTACAAAAAAAACCATGATAATGTTGCAAGACTTTTTTAATAAAAATACTGGATCCGAAAAAACTAGAAAAAATTTTATTTATAAAAAAAAGAAACAAACTTTGAAGAATTTATAATTGAATAGTTTGTCCAACTTTGTTTTTCAATTTTTTTGCGTTTAATATCGCTTCTTCTTTTTTCTTGTTTACATACTGTTGTGCTACATAATTTTTTGCAATTAAATCAGATACAATAGTAGTAAGTAAAAAAACACCTGCATTAAATACTACTATTTTATCTAAATGATTGCACAAAAAATCCTTACGAAAATGATTGAACCGGTATATTAAAAATACGGATACACATATTTTTACCAAAAAGTCAAATGTAGAAAGGTATGAAGGTTGAATATAAACTATTCCAAATAAACCTAAAAAGTAAATAAAGTATGAACTACCAAGGAAAAAATCAAACGCATATGCTTGATATAATTTTTTTTTATCGTTCATAATTTCTGTTACTATATTATTTAACTATATTTTATTTTTAGTATAGATTATTTTGTTTCTAATTATCAGTTTGTTCATCTTTTTTTTGTCTTTTCATAATGTATAAGTGTATAAATTATGGCAACTTTGAACTTTAGTCAAGGTAATAATTATGAAACTGTAAAAATTAGACATCAAACAAATACGAGAATGTATGACAGAAATCTTCCTTCATCTATGCTTCAACCTTACGTTGATGCTCGTCCTGTTTCAACGAAATACTCCATTTTACCAATTGTTGATCCTAGAAAAAAATTGTCCGTCCCTTTAGATATACTTCCCACATATAATCCAGAGAGAACATTTAATCCGGGGAACGACCAAGGTCCATGGTCTGGTTTTGCTACAAACATAAATACTGAATCCGACTTGAGAAATCAATTTTTCGCTTTGCAAAAATGCCCTCAAGCAGCTTTTGTTCCTAAAACTACAAGTGACTTGTATGAATACAAGTTTCAAAATAATGCAACATATGGACAACCATTTCCAGATTTATTCAAAACACAAACATTTGATAAAAATAACTACAGTGATATTTTTGACTCTCCTAAAAATAACTACATGTTTTATACCTCTTCTAGAATTCTCGCAATAGATTCTGCCGAGCTGAATGGCGGACCCTGCATAAATCCTAAAAAAGTTTTAGAAAAAGGGGAAAAATAGGAAAAGGGAAAAATAGGAAGCATAAAAAAAACAATATTAATTGAATTTTTGCAAGTATTCCATCTCCTCTATACTAATTTGTAGAATTCCTTTTTCAATAGATTCGCGTAATTTCAACGCACATTGTTTCGCCAAATCAGGGCGCCCTTTATTAACCGCTTGTTCCAGAAAATAATTTTTAATAGAAGAAAAGTCATCTGTAATGTCGTGATAATTTGTTAAAATGGAATAATAGTCTCCATAGTAAATGTTGCACTGATTTGGGTACTTGTTATAATAGTATGCAAATGTTTGTTCATCACTGTGACCGACTTCATTCGCAAGAGTTTCATGAAATATACCAAAAATGCCATTATAAAAATGATTCACATATTCTCGTTGTACAGTAAATGCGGTGGCGGCTACACAACAATGACCACCATTTGCATAAAATGATCTCATGTCTGATAATTCTTCGTTGCTGCGATAGTGAATATAGCAAAGAGAAACGCGAGGATTTGGATTTTCAACAATTTTCCGTGTACATTCATCAAAGTTTCTCAAAATATGACTTCCTCCAAAGTCTATCCAAGCATAATATGCACTGTCAAAATAGTTGCGCTGTTTTGCAATATACAAGGCCTGAACTTTGAACATGCATGTTAGAAAATAGGAAGATGTGTTGCGATTATTCTCATTATAACAGTATGAAAAATGTTTGCGATTTTGTTGAATAATATCCCAATTTTCTTTATAAAAATCATATTCTACAAGATTTTTCACAATATATTTTGTTAAAGATCTATCTGCAATTTCTTCATCCCGAATTTGTTTAATTTGGTCATATGTCTTTTCATCACAAAAAATGACCATAGGATATGGGAGTTTTAATGTTGAACGCCCCTTTTCCATATAAAAAGATTGTGGTCTTACACTGGGTGTAGCATCTCTTAAATTCTTTAGATTGAAATAAAATGTTACAATTGTTGTTTTAGACATGGATATACATAAAGAATGTATAAATTATTTATGTATTTGTACGCTAGATTTATAAATCTAGCGGACTACAGATGAAAAATATTTCTAGTTGTAGTTGTAAGAGAATGACGTCTAAAGAGGATGATTACATCCATCAACTCACCTTGGAGTGTCTAGTAAATAAAGAAATGTATAAAAAGTATGAAAATTCTAAAGAAACGTCACGACTAAACCAAAAAGACAAGAAATTTTATAGAAAAAGAATTTTAGCACTTACAAAAGATTTATTGTATGAAAGTGACATGTCTGCTAATATATTGCTTGATGTAAAAGACACTTTTCACATGTATATTAAAACATGTATGCGGTATTTCAAAAGTCAAGACAAGTGTGATATTTTGCAAGAAGATTACTTGGATATTTTAGAAAAATCACTCAATGAAAAAAGTGATCCAAGTGACTATAATGAAATAGAAACAAACAAAGTAATGATGCGTACTATTCCATTCAAGAAAAATACACTGGATAAATTTGTAAAACATGTTACAAATATTCCTGAAAAAGAGCCGATACTCCCTAAAAAAAGAAGTGTAAATTTAAAAGATCCTCTATTGAAAGATAAGGGTATTGAAAAAAATAAAAATATCACTAATAATTATGACAAGAAGGACCATAAAAAAAAAGAATCAAGTAAAAAACAGGTCAAAAACGAAAAGAAGATATCCAACAAAATATCCGAGACTTCCACACAACAAATTGAAACCATTGAGATGTAGTCCTAAAACAAGCTCCAATGATTTTTCGTGCTATTCTAATGAATCTCTTTTGAAACTAAAAAATATGTGGAACGCACGTCATCCAGATGCGCCAATAAAATCAACTGACCCTAAAGAAATATGGGATTCATTGAATGTAAATATAGGAGGTGTTTGCAAAAAAGAATCATGCTGGTTGAAACAAAATTTTGTAAGTAATAGTGCAGCCACTCATTTAAAAGAAGAATCTTTTGCACCAGCCGCTCCAGCAAAATGGAAGAAACATCCAAATGAATGGTTGAATAGTGTAGACATCTTGAATGTAATGAAACAATATGAAAAAGCCTATAAATGTTTTTTATTTATCGGTCCATCTCCAATTGATTATGATACGCGCATGGTCAATAAGGAGTGTGTTTGGAAAGAACTTTGTGAATTTAATTTACATAAAGAAATGAATGCGGGAAAATTCAAATTTGGAGTAATTTTCAACTTGGATCCTCATTATAAATCAGGGTCACATTGGGTTTCTCTCTTCATCAATGCTAAAAAGGGAAAAATATTTTACTTTGATAGTGTTGGTGAACCTATACCGAAACAAATTATGAAATTTGTTACAAATATAGTTGAACAAGGTAAAAATATGAAATCAAATCCGATCCATTTTCATTTTGATCAAAATTATCCTGTAGAACATCAATATAAAAATACCGAATGTGGTGTATATTCCATTTTTTTTATTTCATACATGTTACAAGATAAATTGAATGGTCATTATTTGAAAACACATATTTTGAAAGATGAATATATGGAAAAATTTAGAGACGTATATTTTAATAAAGATCCTTTGTAACACACAAAAAATTACTGTTCGTTCAAAGGTGTAAATTATTCTACTTGTTACTTTATATACATACATGGATTTTGTGAAAGAGTATACTGAATCTCCCTATAGAGAAATTCCATCAGAGTTATTAGCAGCGTTTACGCGTAATAATACAATACCTATTCTAAATTGGTATTTAGACGGGACAAATGATTTGGAGAAAAAAATATGGGACGATGAATATATTCTTGATTTTATGAAACAGTTTACCTTTGAGAACGTATATACGAATAATATCAATGAACCATATTGTGGATCATCATGTGTCTTATTGAAATCATTTGAAAAATATGACATAAAAAATAAAAGAGTGGCTGTAATTGGTTCTATTACTCCATGGATAGAGGCAATATTACTGAATTTGAAAAACCAAGTAACTACTGTTGAATATAATGTTCCTGATGTGAATACAACGTTATTAAGTTGCACAAGTTACTGGGATTTTGAAAAAACAAGTGGTTTATATGACTGCATTGTCACATTTTCATCTATAGAACATTCAGGTCTAGGTAGATATGGTGATCCTTTAGACCCAGATGGTGATATAAAATGTATGGATGTAATTCATAAAAATCTTGTTGAAAATGGAACATTAATTTGGGGTGCACCTTGTGGACACGATGCATTAGTGTGGAATGCTCATAGAATTTATGGTCATATCCGATTGCCCATTCTTTTCAAAAATTTTCAAGAAATGGATTGGATGGGTTATAATAAAGACGACATATTAAGTGGACCCTTACAAGACAATAGTGTTAATCCTGTTATAGTATTAAAAAAAATATAAATTGTGTAGATGGCTACATATAAAAACGAATTAATTATTAATGAGTAAAAATTAATAATTAAAAACATTTACAAATCATAAGTAATGCAAGCAAATTTTATATCACAGGGGAATTTGAGAATGTTATGGGACGTTATCATGGATAATGAAGAAATACAAAAGAACAAGGCTGCTGCAGCAAAATTATTCAACCAAACGACTCCAAATTTTTTTACGCAAAACGAGGACGCGCAAAAAGCTACCAATTTGACAGAATTAAACAAGGCTTTTCTTTTTTTTATGACGAAACAGTTGACAGAAAGTTCTAAAAAAGAACTTGTAACTAGTAAAGAAATACAAAAAGAAAAACAAGATTTATTTCAGAAAGATTTAGAACAAAAACAAAAAGAATTTGAAAACTTTATGGCAAAACCAGTTCCCGAATCTCTTGATTTTAGTGATAATATAAATGAACAACCCATAAGTGAAATGGAGGCTATGATTAAAAAAACACTTGAAGAGAGAAATTTTGAAATTCAACAAATACACAAGAGTCAGCAACCAGTGGATGATAGTTGGTTGAAATCAGAACAAACTTCTGTAAAAGAAGAAAAGTTGCAAAAAATGCAACCCGTTGAGAAAAAACCATCTTCCAATATTTTATCCAAGTTGAAACCTGAACGAAAAACAACTGCAAATGAAATTGCATCTATTCACGCGAGACTAGATGGACTTGAAAATATTTTACTAGAAATTCGCGAGACATTGAAAAATAAATAGTAATGAAATAATAGAGGAAGTAATAATAAAAAAATTGATATAAAAAACATTTTCAAAGGTACAATGCAAAGAATCTTTGAAAATGTTTATCCGACTGCTACAGCTCTTTCATATTGTAAGATTTGTCTATGGACTCCGAAGAGTATTTATATACTCTCAAGTTAATAAAAATACAAATATTCATCCTATTATAGATGAGAGCGAGTATCATTTGTCAAAAAGTATGATTCCACTTAAACAAATGATGATAGTATCCAACTTCAAACCAAATTCAAGTAGAGAATCCATTTGGCTCTATTTGGATACGGTCTATAGGGAGGAAAGAGAGAGAAAGCAAAAAGAAAAAGAAAATAAGAAGAAAAAGTTTAACAATGAAAATGATGAAGACTGTGATAGTTTGTGTTGTCTATAAAAGAATTAGGCTTCTCTATATTTTACTAAAAAGTGTTTTACCATTTTTTTTTTGTATTTTTCCAATCATTATAGGTTCACCTTGTCCTCGTTCAACCGCATTTTTGTAACTTGTCAAATCATATACGTTATAAAGAGTATCATTTATTTTCTGTGCAGCATATTCCACTTCTTTTATTTTTAGCACCTGTGCTTTCCATGTAATTTTTTTCTTATTCAACATTGCTGTTGCATCTGATTGTTCGTTCTCTATAGATGGATTGTAAGAAAATTCCGTATTGTTCACATCACCAAAGCTTACACACTGTAAATTTTCTTTTGATTTTCCAGCATACACTGCACAGTCAATAGATGTTTCTTTAATTGCCGTAATTAATTGAGCATTGAGTTCTTCTTTAATTGTGGAAATTTCATAGAGTGCTTCATCACTTGTAAGTGGAACTTTTGGATTTCTCTTGCTCAAATCTTTTAGTTTCAATTCAATAGAGGCATCACTCTTGATTTGTTCCTCGCTAAATGTCATCAAATATACAAATACTTCAACTGTCTGTAATTCAACTGGTAAGTCTTTATGACTGCAAATACGTCTAGCGCGACCAATAACTTGTTCAACGCGAACAGGATGCCAGTAGGGTTCCATGATATGTACATAACGCGTATTCTTCAAGTTTATTCCCTCTGAACCCGAAGAGGTAATCATAAGAACTTTGATAATTTCTCCATAGTTGTTATTTTCTGATTTTTTTTGTAGTTTTTTAACAATGTTTGTCGGAACATATTCCCATGCTCCATTGTAAATATTTCGGATAATTTCTTTTTCTTCCGCGCTCTCGGTTCCAGTATACAATGCGAAAGTGGGTTTTCCTTCAGGAATATTTACATCCCAGGCCCCGCTTGATCCACGTACAAGTTTAAATTGAGCGAATCCGTTTTCTTCAAGAGTGAGCGCTAGTAGTCCAATTCCTTCCAATGTGCGAAACTGACTATAAATAAGATGGAGTCCCTTGTATTCAGGATCTTGAACATTTTCCAAAATATGCAGAAATTTGGGACTATATGTTTCTAGACCTTCAGGTGTCAAATATTCAGAAGCATGATCTTTAATATATTGTATGGAAGAGAGAATACGTTCAGGATAGGTGCTGTCTGCAATTGCATTTATTACCTCGTCTGCTTCAGGTTCGTCTTCTCCTTCTCTCTCGGAAGTTTCATCCTTTTCTTTATCTGTATTTTTTTCCTTCTCTTTTTCTTCTTTTGCGGTTTCGGATTTTTCTTCTTTTCCTTGAATAGATTTTTGTGCATCTTTGACATCTTGATCTTGTTTAGGCATGGGTCTTCCAGGAGGAACAGGCATTACAAAGTTGCAAAAACAACGAGAAAAAATACGATAGGTTGACGAGGGGTCCTTGTACAAGCCATCCTTGTCAAAATCTCCTACTTTTTTCTTGGATGTTTTTTCCATTTGTCGTTCGGCTTTTCTTGCTTCTTCGTATACTTTGAACTGATAACCGCTCATTGGTATTTTGATAACATGATAATACTCTTCTGTTTTTTCGTAGCGTGGCAACAAGTCTTCTTGGGCACTTCGGAAATAAGACGTCAATCCCAAAATACGTCGTTTGAAAAGTTCAATATTATTTGTGGCTTTCGTAGTAGGATCAATAAAACGTAAAATAAAGTCGTCAAATTTATCTGGAAGAGCCTTGTAGTTGTGTATCTTTATGCCTTCAGTATTTACCTCAATATCTAGACGCCGTAAATGAGATATTATTTTTCTTTCAAAATCATCGTCACTTAAGAATTCTGCTTCTTCTTGAGTGCTTACCCCGTGATATCCGCTGCTTTCTTTGATTTTATTCTTAAATCCGAGTGGATTTCTCGTTACAAAAAGTTTTTTACTTGAAGGAGAGTATTCCAAATAGTCCAGCATTTTCTCTCCGAGTAGAGATTTTTGAAGAGTTTCTGTTGTTATTTTCTTACTTGTTTTAACATCTACCGGTATTTCCCACGTCTTTATGTGTCCTCTCAAAATATTGAACATGATGGCCACTTCATTTGGATAGTTGATGAGAGGAGTTCCAGAAAGAAGAACAATGCGTGCATTTTTTGCACTCATTAAATATTCATACAATTTGAGAGAGATAGAAATAGGCTGTCTTTCTTTCTCTCCGCGTCGGTTTACCGGAATTTCCTTTTCTCTGCGAATCTTGTTTACAATACGACTAATCAAGTTGTGTGCTTCATCAATAACAATTACTGCATTATCAAACGGATTTTTTGTATAGTCTTCAGTTAAATCTTTTAATCTTGATGCGCGAAGCCCATTATAGTTTATAAATGTATACTTGTTCTGAATCATTTCATTGAGTTGACCATCTAGATTTTTTTTATCTTCGCTAGAAAGATCAGGATAGTTGGATGGTTTTTTAATATTTACTAACCATGCCCCTTGTTTAAGTTTAATGTATTCAAGCGGTAAATTTAATACTGTGGACAAGGTTTCAAATGCCTCTGGTTTGGAAATCCATTCCCAGTATTGATTTTTTTTGAAAATGGGGTCGCCGTATTTTTTCAACTCTTCAATATAGTTGGTTCGGAGAGAAGCTGGAGTCATGACAATTACACGGCGCTTACTTTTCATTCCTTCTGCAATACCAATAGAAGATGCCGTTTTTCCACTTCCGAGACCGTGCATTAAAAGTAATCCACGATATGGTGTATATAAATTCATATAATCTCGTATAAGTCGTTGATGTAAAAGAAGTGAACCGCTGCTGGCGCCTTTTCCTAAAGTATCACAGGTTATTTCATTCTCCTCGCTTTCAAATTCTTTCTTGTAGGGTTCAAAGAGTGAATTTATAAAATTCACAAAAATTTTGCGATTATTCATGTAGTAGCTGGATACCTTGAGAGTTACATATGGTTTTTGTTTTGGTAGGCGTTCAATGTCTCCGATTTCAACCCATTTTTCTTTGGGTAGTTCAGCGATGGTTCGTTTCATTTCTTTGATAGATTTATTGCTTACTTTTACGGTTCTGCGTTTCAGGGGTTCAACTATTAGCACAGGTTCAGGTTTAACTTCAATTTCTGGTTCCTCGTCTTCTTCCAACAAAAGAGGGGTTTTGATACGAACCTTTTTGATAGTTTTTCTTTTGAATGATTCTTTTTCTTTTTCTTCTTCTTCTTCAAGTTTAGGAGCCATTGATTTTTTCTCAACTGATATTGCTGGAGCTTCTGATAGTGCGGTTCGGAATGTCACTTTAGAGAGACGGTTCGTTTTTAATCTTTCTCTCAATCCTTCAATATCAAATCCTTTTGCGGTATCATCAAAAAATTTTACTTGTTCTTTCTCGGAGTCTGGGTCTGGTCCGAGTTCCGAGGATTTTCTTTTTTTTGATTGACTTTCTTCTTCCGCCTCCTCATCATCTTCCAAAATTGTTTTTTTTCCAGTTTTTTTTCTTTGAATTGGTTTTTCATTTAGAGCTGTTCTTTTCAACAAAATAACAACCTCTTCGTAAGGTTCTACCTTCGGTTTAATTTTCAATTTTTCTTTATCCATGAGTTTCTATATTACTCATGGATAAAATACTGGCGGATAAACTTTATATACTTATGATTCAGCCTGTGCCTCTTCTAAAGCTTTCAGAGCCAAGAAACACGCCTCTTGTTCCGCCTTGCGTTTAATTTTGTGCGTTCCTTCTCCTAAAAATAAGAATATTTTTCCTTCATTCTTTCCCAAATATTCTTGAATTTTCTGAAAAGTCTTCATGACTCCAATATGAATAGCATCACTTACATGAACATTGTGAATGGGTTGTCCTAAACACAAGTAAACCCCCATTCTATAACCGGTTTCCAGGTCATGTTCAATTTCCAAATAATGGGGTGTCACCTTGAACTCTTTTTGTATCTTCACCTGCAATATATTTTTGTAGTTGTCGTCATTTTGTATAAGCTCAATCCAGTCAATATGTTTTTCAAAAATATTTTCAACAAATTTCTGTGCCATTTGGAAGCCCGGACCAGTAACAAAAAACTCATTAAATAATCCTGCATCGTCTTTTACAATAGTCTTGTTCACATCCAAAAAAAGTGCTCCCAGAAAAGACTCAAACAGACACCCCAACTTTTTCAGATTTGTCCGAATCTTTTTTTCCTCTGCGTGTTTGGAAAGAATGAGCCACTTGTGTAGACCCATCTCTAGCGCGATTCTTCCAATGGCTTCATTCTTTACAATTGCAATTTTTTTTTCGGTCATAAAGCCTTCATTTTCTTTTGGAAATCTGCGATACAAATAATATTTGGTCACGAGTTCTAGAATACCGTCACCCAAAAATTCTAGACGCTCATTGGATTTTGTTTTTAGGGGCAAACAGTCATCCGGTTTCTCTGCAATAGTAATATTTTGTTGAACATTTTCAAAATGAGGGCGTTTTGTGTACGATCGGTGAACGAATGCACGCTTGTACAAATTCAAATTATGAACCTCACACGGCAAACCATATTTGGTAAGAATAAATTGAACTTCATTCAATGTAATCTCTACGTTTAATGGATTGTATGGGTTGAAAACGAGACCTTCTTCACCGCGAAAAACATCATCGTCTTGAAGTAGCGTCTTATTATCTAGCGCCATTTTTAATTATATAATATGTGTGGATTTCTTTAAGCCGGTTTATTATATAATTATTGGTGGGTGGGATTAATGTTTACGCGTGCGACGGTGTTTACGTTTATTCGTTTTTTTGCCGCGACTGTATTTACCCCCTGGGGCAATCCAACTAGCAAGACTACTTCTAAACCTATCCGAACCTTCTTTAAGTCCAGCTGAAGTAGTATAATTTCCTAAAGTTGTTGATCCACTTTCCATTAACTTTTCCAATTCAGCTTTGATAAGTTCACCTCGTTGATATGGATCAGTAATACGTTGTTTAACATAAGGATTATTTATATCGGTTGAATTTTTAGCTGCAACTACAGATAAAACAGATATTAAAAAATTAGAACGATTATTTGGTAATGGAGCATTTGGGTCAACATATGGAGGAGTACAAGGTGGCGGGGATGGGAGATTTTGATTTTGGTTGATTCCAAGCATCCCACGCAAATACGACATTTATAATATAACTAAAGATTTTTTTAAATTTAGGAAATTATGTTATAAAAGAAGGGAACCTAGGTTTAACGTAGGACTGGCGCAAGCTTATACTTCGCTAAACCTTCAAAACCTCCTGAAAAATGTACTTTAGAAAAAATTTAAACCGATAACCACTTACATGACCCTTAAGAATAAAATGGGACTTTGTTCCATTTAAATTCTTCAAGGGTTTAAATCTCATTCCATTTTTGCTAATAAAAATTTAAAATTACCAAAATAAATCCTTACGATTCTTTAAAAACATAACTTTCAGGTTCCCGGTGGATAACGTTATTTCAAATAGATTTAGGAAATAATTTTATACGAAACAGTATTGAATATGATATTTTTGGTAATGAAATCAAAAAGTTTTATTTTATAGTACAAAGAAAAACTTCTTAAGAGGTTATTTTTAAATATTTAAATTACTCATTTATAAAATTATTATCTGGGGCTACTATATAAAACAATGGTCTACATGTCTGGTGGTAAGGCTGCTCGTCACGCAGCATCAATTACAAATCTCCCTACTTGCGGTGGACCCAAAAAATGCGGTCTTATGGGTGGAATCGGAAGTGTTGGAACTGGTGGTATCAGTTTACAACAACGCAGACGTTTTTGCGGTCTTCAAGGAACCTGCAGCAGAGACTTGAACACTGTGTTTAACGTGGTCTGCCAAGGAAACTATAGCAATCCTTCACAATCTACTGCTACAATGGCTAGACGTGGTATGTTCTAATTTTTTTATTACTGCTACTATGTTTATAATTTAATAACTTTTCTCTTGAAAAAGTTATTAAACACAACGCATATCATTAATTCAACCATGATTTTTTTAAAAGTTGATGTGAGAGAAAGAGATTTGATTTCTCTCATACAAGCGAAATCAACAAATAATAAAGATATTACTGTTTCTACAGAAACTCTTCCTTTAGGAGATGTCATTTTATGCAACGAAGAAAAAGACTTGTTGATTATAGAAAGAAAATCTATCAAAGATTTAGTATCTAGTATTAAAGATGGGAGATATACCGAACAGTCGTATCGTTTAGATGGATACCCGATACACAATCACAACATTGTATATCTTATTGAAGGTGATATTCACAAGACACTTTTCAATAATGCGGCAAGCAAACAAATGATATACTCTTCGCTTTTCTCTCTAAACTATTGCAAGGGTTTTTCAGTGATACGAACATTTTCATTGGAAGAGACGGCAACTTTTCTTTGGAATATGGCAGAGTATTTAGGGAACCCAACTAAAAAGGGGGCATATTATTCTTCTTCAATGAAAGAAATTATATCAGACGAAGAGACGGGAGAATCTATACCACAAAATTATGCAAGTGTTGTAAAATCTGTGAAAAAGGAAAATATTAGACCGGATAATATTGGAGAAATCATGTTGAGTCAAATACCTGGGGTAAGCTCTACAAGTGCGATTGCTATTATGAAACATTTCAAATACATTGTGAATCTCATTGCAGAGTTACAAGAAGTTGGATCAGAATGTTTAAAAGAGGTGACGTATTTGAATGTAAAAGGAGATTCTAAAAAGTTGAATAAGACGTGTATTGCAAATGTGGCAAAATATTTATTGGGGGAAGAATAATGTAAAAAATATTGTCACAATATATAAGATTAAGAATGCAACAACTAAAAATACATCAAGAACAATTATATATTGCGTGTATTGTACTATTTCTTGTTGGAACCATTTATTTATACTTTAACATGCGGCGTGCTAAAGAAGGGTTCCAAGATTCAACTACTTCAGGAAAAGCGCCAGCGTCAGCACCAGCGTCAGCGGAAGCACCCACATCCTCTGGTGTTGGAATTGGTCAAGCAAGTAATGCAAACTCGCATGCGACTGCTTTGAAAAATCAACTAGAACATTGGAAAGACACTATGAATATTGGAAAATATCGGGCCGATTATGAAAATACAATTATTTATTTAGATGATATTATTAGCTATGAAATGTTGCAAACAAGTGTAAATATGGATACTAATATGGATATAAATAAACAAATGGCGGATATTGAAAAGATTAACAAGTTGAGTGCTGCGAGAGATAACTTGAATAGTTTGATGAAATGGGTAGATAAACAATAGGCTGAAAAGGCTGAAAACAAATAATAAAATTTAGTATGGAACTAGGCGCGTTCCCTACTAAAATACAATTATGCAACACGAATATTGACTTCATTACCGGCATAATATCCCGAGTCAACAAGTGACTGTGTATATGATGCTCCTCCCCAATTAGGATCCATAGGATTAGGACTAACCGGCTGATTTTCTTGCACAATATCCATCGCATCTAATGGAGTTGTTCTTCCAATATAAAAAGAAGACGGATCAAATCCAGGATAAGAGTTTACATTAAAGGGTACATCATCATGATTCGCGTCTACTAATAAAGATGGATTTGGATAGACTACTGGTGAGGTAGGCTGTTCCTCTGGCATCTTTTGTAACATGGTTGGACTAGGATTTACCATTCGGGTAGATGGTGGAAGCCCTCCATACAAATCAGATACACTTGGTCTCGCCTTGAACACTTTATTACCTTGTGTATCATAGGATTGTTGTAAATACAACACTGGACAACGAATACCTTGGCTGCGCTGCCAGTCCAAAAATTCCGTATAATCCTCTAAAGTATTGAAAGATATAGGATTTACCCCAGGGACTTGGGCAACTTTAGAATTATATAAATAGTAACGGCTACCTTTTTGAATAAGCAAATTTGGACAACGTAATTCTCCTTCTTTCATTTCAAAGCCTTCTTTCGTAGTTGGGCCATATTTTGCGGAAAAATACAAGCCGGCTAAAAATGTTGTAATAATTAAAAAAATAAGTAGAGGTTTTTTATACATGATGATTTATAATATATACTATACACCGACAAAAAATTATCTTTATAGTATATATAGTATTTTGTTCATTTACGTATAACTTCTAAATGCCGGTACTACATGCAAACAAATCTAGTGTAAATGAATTGAGTAAATTATTAGATACACATGAAAATAACAAGGATATGCATTTCTTTGTATTTATTTTCATGGATGGATGCGGACATTGTGAACATACGAAACCAGAATGGAAAAAATTAGAAGGTTCAAAACATAGCAGCAATCCCAGTGTGATGATTGTTGATTTAAATGAACAACTCTTGAATGAGCTTGGTAAATCTACACTGGATGAAAAATCCATGAGAGGATACCCAACACTTCGCTATATTAACAATGGAAAACATGAAGACTATGAAAAGGCCAAAGGTTTAAAAAAGAAGGATCGCTCTAGTGAGTCTTTTGAAGAATGGATAGAATCAAAGCTTACAAAAAGTCCTTCCTCTTCCCAAAAAGGAGGAAGTACCAGAAAAAGAAGAACTACGAAAAAATATCGCGGAGGAAAATGGAGTATGAAGTACAAACGTAGTATAAATTGCCGTAGACCTAAAGGATTCTCTCAACGACAACACTGCAAGTATGGAAGAAAGAAAATGCGGAAAAACTAGACGAGGGTTCCTTCATAAGGCGTGTATGATGCATTTACATAATACTTTTCTTGTGCACCACACATAGTTTCAAATTTTCTTGCAGTGATGCAGTCGTGATATTCTTTATTTTTATCCAATATTCCAGTTATAAAAAAATCCCCGATATTGTTTTTTTTCATTTTCTCTGCGTATTTTTCTTTCATCTTATCCAAGAGGGGATTTGATAGAATACTTTGTTCTAGGAAAAAACAATCTATTTTTGTTTTTTCAAAGAGTGAGCATTTGCTTTGAATAGGGTTGCTTTTATCAACTATTGCGAATTTACAGTTTACGCATATACTGGGGTCTTTAAGTGCGTTTGCTATAATGGAAACCAGAAAAAATAGGCAAAACATTTTATTTATAAACACGTAAAAATGTATTTAGATTCTTTTAAAATTGAAATCATTTATTCCTAACTTTATAAATGTATCTTAATTACACAAAATAAATATTTAAAATGTCCGTATCAATAGCAACTTCAGAAGAGAATGCGCAATTGAATGAATGTCCAATCTGCTATGTTGAAATCGGAGAGAAGAATAACTGTGTAACAGAATGTGGTCACGCATTTTGTTTAAAATGTATTGTAACTTATATGAGTAGCCATGTTGAAAGTCCTTGTCCAATTTGTCGCACTCCAATGGGTGAACACAAACAAAATAACATGGTAGATGATAATGATGATGAGCAAGATGATGACGAAGATGATGAAGATGAAAGTTATGATGAAGGTATGGATGAAGAAGAATACGACCCGTCAAATGCTTACTTGTTTCCTATGCATTACAGTACATATCACATGGATAATTTTATGGGACTATGTCGCGACGCAACTTCTCGTTCTTACCATGACAGACATGTCAAGTACACGGATGATTATTGTGTGAACAAATTTCGCATTCGGCGCGGAGTATTTGATGCCTTGTGTGAACTAAAAGATAATGAATGGAAACTGGCAGAGTATGATATTTTAAAATCTATTTCAAAATATTATGGCAAGACAGAAAACCCAGTTTGGGAAGAAGATGAGTCGCTTGGTTTAGCGAATGATGCGCTATTTACTTCTTAAACTAGGAAAAAATACCCGAATACTATATTTTTTTCATAATAGTCATTAAAATTGAATTAAATATTGGCGGCTATAGTAAACCAAGAAACATAAACTTTCAACCCTATTCCACAAATGGAAAAAATAGTAAAACTCTTTGATTTCAATGTATACAATGGAAACGAAGGGCTACAAACTTCCAGCGGAAGTGATGAAGAATACCGCGTAAAACATGATAATGCTAATTTTATGATTCAAATGTTTGGTGTAGATGAACAAGGAAAAACCTCGTGCATTATTGTAGAGGGATTCAAGCCATTCTTTTATGTCATGGTGGATGACACATGGGATATTCAAGCCAAGACCGCATTTTTAACTCATATCAAGGAGAAAATCGGCAAATATTATGAAAAGTCTATAACAGATTGTATTATTATCAAGAGAAAGAAACTCTATGGATTTGATGGTGGAAAGGAGCACAAGTTTATTCGGTTTGAATTTGAAAATATGGCTTGCTTCAACAAGGTGAAAAATTTGTGGTATGGCGACTATGTTGCAAATCCTGTAAGTGGTCGCAGTGATCGCAAGATGTTGAAAACTGGCTACTTCTTCCGAGAAACCCAGACTTATTTGTACGAGTCTAACATTCCTGCACTTCTTCGTTTCTTTCATATCAAGGAAATTAGTCCATCTGGCTGGGTTTCTGTACATGTCAAAAAAGCGATTATGGTTTCAGCCGGAGAAAAGAAAACAACCTGTGATGCCGAATTTGTAGTAAACTACAAACATATTATACCGTTGAATGATAAGGAGACTCGTGTTCCTTACAAGATTTGTAGTTTTGATATTGAGGCTAGTAGTAGTCACGGTGATTTTCCGGTCCCTGTAAAATCTTACAAGAAGCTAGCTACGAATATAGTAGAACATTTTGAAAAATTGGCCACTACTGTAGATATTACATTAGACTTGTGCGAGTCTACCTTGAAAAAGATTATTCTTGCTGCGTTTGGATATGAGAAAATGGAACAAATTGATTTGGTGTATCCGAAAGCGGTGCCAAAGACGAAACAAGAGATTGAAAAATTGTGTGAAAAGTGGCTTCAAGTACCTGTAAGAAGTATGAAGAAAGAGGAAGTCATCGGTATTGAAGCACTATTTGCAAAGCAGTTTCAAGATGAAGAGGACGATAATGCCGAATCTTATGGTTGGCAAAAATACAAGAAATCTACAGGCAACAAGGCGGCAACAATTATAAACATTTTGTGTGATAGTAAGACAGAGCGAGATGACAAGTTGAGTGAGCTGAATATTTCATTATCAGCCGTGTTTCCCAAATTGGAGGGAGACAAGGTCACATTTATTGGAAGCACATTTCTAAAATATGGTGATGAAAATCCTTACATGAATCACTGTATTGTATTGAACACTTGTAGTGAACTTCCACTTGAAAATACTAAAGTAGAGTCTTATTCCACCGAAAAGGAGGTCTTGTTGGCCTGGCAAAAGTTGATCCAACGTGAAAATCCGGATATTGTCATCGGATACAACATATTTGGTTTTGATTACGAGTTCCTTTTCCGTCGTGCAGAAGAGAATCAGTGCGTGGAGCAATTTTTGAAACTGTCGCGAAATATAGACGAGATTTGTGCGAATCGGAACAAGGACACGCAGCGATATAGTATTGAAGAAAGCAGTATTCAGATTGCTAGTGGACAGCATGATTTGCGTTTTATTAAAATGAATGGGCGGCTTCAGATTGATTTGTACAACTTCTTTCGTCGTGAGGAAAATTTGACGTCTTACAAGTTGGATTATGTAGCTGGTCATTTTATTGGAGACTATGTGAAAAGCTTGGAGTGCGTTAGCGAATGCGTTAGCGAATGCGTTAGCGAATGCGTTAGCGAATGCGTTAGCGAATGCGTTAGCGAATGCGTTAGTGAACTAAAAAAAACCAAAATTAAAACGACGAATATGACAGGATTATTGGAAGGAAGTTATGTGCATTTTGAAGAAATCGGTCACTCGGTAGACTACTATGAAGAAGGAGCCAAGTTTAAAGTGGTCTCGGTAAACAAGACAGACAGCACATTTATTATTGATGGTCATGTAACACCGGACATGACGAAAAAGGTGCGTTGGTGCATGGCAAAGGATGATGTTACACCGAAAGATATTTTCCGAATGACAAATGGTACAGCGGATGATCGCGCAGTAATTGCGAAATACTGTATTCAGGATTGTAACCTCGTTCAATACCTGATGAACAAGGTGGATATTTTGACAGGATTCATTGAGATGTCGCGTATTTGCAGTGTTCCCATGAATTTCTTGGTGATGCGTGGCCAAGGCATCAAGTTGACAAGTTATATTGCGAAAAAATGCAGGGAAAAACGGACACTGATGCCTGTCTTGGAAAAGGGAATGGACGACGAAGGATATGAAGGTGCAATTGTGTTGCCTCCAAAATGCGACTTGTATTTGGACAATCCTGTGGCTTGCGTGGATTACGCCTCCCTGTATCCGAGTTCCATGATCAGCGAAAATTTATCACACGACTCCAAGGTATGGTCTAAAGAATATGATTTAGCTGGTAACTTGATACGCATTACTGGTGAGCGCAATTCAGCGGGGGAATTCATCTATGATAACTTGCCAGAATACGAGTACGTGGATGTCAAATATGATACGTATACATATATTCGTAAGAAACCGGGTGCGGCAGCAGAAAAGGTGCGCTGTGGTTTTAAACATTGTAGATTTGCACAGTTTCCGGAAGGAACCAAGGCTATTATGCCTTCTATTTTGCAAGAACTTCTCGGTGCTAGAAAAGCCACTCGCAAACTCATTCCTCAACAAACGGACGAGTTTATGAAAAATGTGTTGGACAAGAGACAGCTCGGATACAAGCTTACTGCAAATTCCTTGTATGGGCAATGTGGTGCAAAGACGAGCACCTTTTATGAGATGGATGTTGCGGCAGCTACTACGGCAACGGGCAGGAAACTACTTACGTATGCGAAACGTGTAATTGAAGAATGTTATGGAGACGCCCTTTGTGAGAGCAAACATGGTCTCGTGAATACGAAAGCCGAGTACATATACGGCGACAGTGTTGCAAATTACACGCCTGTATATGTACGTATCATTGGAACTCAAGAATTAATTATTTCTACAATTGAACATTTAGCAAAAAAATATGGTAAAGATATGTGGATAAAATGCAGTGAACCCGGCAAACAAGAAAAAGAATTTTGTGAGATTGAAAATATTGAGACATGGACAGATAAAGGTTGGACAAAATTATATCGCGTTATTAGACATATTTTGGCAGATCATAAAAAGATGATCCGTGTTTTAACACATACCGGAGTTGTTGATGTAACAGATGATCACTCATTAATATTAAATTCTGGTGAAGAAATAACACCCAAAGAAATTGAAGTAAATACAAAACTTTTACACAAACCTATATCCATTCCTATTTCAAACAACAATTATAATATTAGTGAAGAAGAAGCTAAAGTAATGGGATTCTTCTTTGGGGATGGAAGCTGTGGAGAATACAATTGTCCTTCCGGAAAGACACACAGTTGGGCACTAAACAACGCTTCAGAAGAATTGATAGATAAGTATTTACATTTATGTAAAAAGGCATATCCTAGTTTAGAATGGGTTGTTATGCCAACATTAGAAAGCTCTGGTGTGTACAAAATTTCTCCAAGGTCAAATAAAAAATATGGACAAATAAGAAACTTTGTAAAAATGTATAGAAATAAAATGTATTTGAACAAGTGTAAAATTATTCCATTTGAAATAATAAATGGCGCAAAAAATATACGTCAAGCTTTTTGGGATGGAATGTATGATGCAGATGGAGATAAAGATGATAATGGTTATACAAGAATTGATCAAAAGACCCAGATAAGCGCCTCTCAAATTTGTTTATTAGCAAAGTCTTTGGGGTGGAATACTTCTATAAACACTAGAAAAGATAAACAAGAAATTTATCGTATAACAATGACCAAAAAGAATCAAAGAAAAGATCCTCACGCTGTAAAAAAAATTAACGAAATAAGCTATGAAGGATTTGTTTATGATCTAACAACTGAAAATCATCATTTTGCTGCAGGGGTTGGAGATATTATTGTACATAATACAGATTCTGTATTCTTTACGTTTAATCTGGCGAAACCCGATGGAACACCGATTCGCGGAAAAGAAGCCCTAGAAATTACGATTGAACTTGCGCAAGAAGCTGGACACCTGGCAAGTAGTTTCTTGAAAGGACCACACGACCTGGAATATGAAAAGACATTTATGCCATTTTGCTTACTCTCCAAAAAGCGTTATGTGGGCATGTTGTACGAAACAGATCCAAATAAATGTAAACGCAAGGAAATGGGAATTGTTTTGAAGAGGCGTGATAATGCGCCAATTGTAAAGGATATTTATGGAGGAATTATTGACATTTTGATGAAGGAAAAAGATATCCAAAAGGCAATTGATTTCTTACGCATGTGTCTGCAAAATATTGTGGATGAAAAATATCCGATGGATAAGTTGATTATTACCAAGTCGTTGAGGAGCGGCTATAAAAATCCGATGCAGATTGCACACAAGGTTCTGGCGGATAGAATTACATCGCGCGATCCGGGAAATAAGCCGAGCTCTGGAGACCGTATTCCATTTGTCTATATTCATAATATAAATAAAAAGGCGCTGCAGGGGGAAAAGATTGAGACGCCGACCTATATTGTTGAACAGGGCTTGAAGATTGATTATTCCTTTTATATTACGAATCAAATTATGAAACCGGTTCAGCAGGTCTTTGCTCTGGTTTTGGAAAAGATTTGGACAATGCAAAATAAGATGCCAAAGCTGAAGAAATTTCGGGCAGAGGTGGAATCCTTGAGGGCAAAGTCAGAAGATGATGAAAAGTTTGAAGACAAGCTGGAACAGTTGAAAAATAAAGAAGTCAAGGCTCTCTTGTTTGACGATTATTTGAGAACAACAAATAATTTGAAAGCGGGGAATCAGTCGCTTTTGAATTATTTTGGGGTAAAGAAAACGTAATAGAGTATTCAAGTTCTAACAAACCCTTCCGGTCCTTTTCCTAAAGCCATCAGGTCCATGCTCATTCCAACTGACAAAAATATGGCAAGGAAAGGTAACAACACGAGGAACCAAGCAAAAAATTTGAGACCTGCTGAACACATCCAGTTCAACACAATGGTCCAAAAGAAGATGAAAAACGCCTTAATCATCAACGCCATAACAGTCATTCTTGTGAATATTCCGAAAACCAAGAAAACAAGAGAGAGAATCAAGTAAATTTTTGCAGGGTCACATAAACGCGCAACAGTCATTTTCGCCATCGTTATAGTATTTGATTATATTTTTTATTGTTTGTACTATAAAAAATAGGTTGCTTCTTCAGTTACATCTTTTTTTTTACAAATAAACAACTTGTTTTCATAGTATGCTATAAACTTGGGTAAATCTTTTTCTTCAATAATGGAAAGTGCTGAAACAAGACATTCAAGTGCTCTTTTATGGTCATAATTATCCAAATGAGAATCTATTTCTCTCTTCAGCCGAATAACATATCTGTCATAATCAGAATCAGTATTCAACAATCCTTCCATGTTTCAATAATATAATAGAGAGAAAAAGTTGACTAAAATTTACAAAATATTCATTTTTATTTAGAAGGGAACCCAGGTTCCCTTTCAAACCCTCCTTAAAAATGTATTTCAGCAAAAATTTTAATCTCATTCCATTTTGCTAATAAAAATTTAAAGTTACCAAAATAAATCCTTACTATTCTTTAAAAATATAACTTTCAGGTTTCCGTTGGATAACGCTATTTTTATTTTCTTCACATTCATTCTTCTTTTCTCGCATTTCTAAAATTTCCTCCACTTTTTTTCTTACTTCATCCACCTCGTCTTTAATAAATTTTATTTTTTCATCATTCACAAAATAGTATTTACGCATGTTGTACAAGATACCATATCCTCCCAGTAAAAAAATGGTCAAAAAAACAAGAATGAATACACTCATGTGTTTTACTGTATATTGATTTTTTATTCTGTATTCGGACGCGAAACTACATTACTATTTTTGAATACGCCCATGTACCTAAAATGATCCACATATTTTCAATCGTATTCCCTCCATGAAATGTTACCCAACGAAGTGCACGACAGTGAGGTGTAGTCGCTACAAATGGAGAAAGCATGTATCCACTAAATGTGTAAGGTGTACAGTAATTGGAATAGGCTTGAGACGAAATGTAGTGAAGAAATGTCCATATGAAATATGGAGCGGCAAGTTTTACGAATGTAGTCAACGTTTCAATTATGCGTGCATTCATCAAATGATACATGCGTTGAGTATTTTGGTTGCATTTCAACAATAATTGTATTTCCATTTCATTTTTTTAATGAATTATTTTATGATTTATATATATAGTAAAATATGGCAAAGACTGATTTTTCTAAAATGTGCAACCCCGCAAAACTTTATTTGATTATTTCTATTCTTGGTCTAATTTGGGGTATTATTCAACAATTCAGTATGATAACTTTAGGAACAAATTTTATTTTTGTTGTGTTATGGACTATGATTTTGAACTGGCTTTGCTCTATTGGTCTTAAGACGATATCCTGGATATTGGTTCTATTACCGTATTTAATGCTTTTTCTCTCTGCTGGAGTTATAAAAGATCTTTTGAAAAAGGGCAGCGGATCTAAAGACGGATTCCGATCTATACTTCCTTGAACATAAATCATAAATTTATACATTGTTTATGATTTACCGATTTTTTCTAGTTTTCAGAGTTTTCAAACTTTTCCGAATAAATACATCAATTTCGGATTTTTCATCAGAGATTTTATTCACCATATTTTGAAAATATGACCGAAATTGTGATTTCATTTTTGAAAGTTGGTCTAAACCTATCCATTTTATTTCAGATTTTTCAAATATTTTAGATTCGCGTATGATAGTTGGATCTAATTTGCTTTGCAAAAAACGTTGGTTATTGTTGTAATAAAACGGGAGCTTCTCATCATATTCAATGGGAAAAATATGTAAACGATACTGCAAATGTCCGGATGAGATCAGGTCTATATTGTAGGTTCCCTTTTTTTTCAAAAGACGACGTACATCTTTTTCCGTTCCTAAAAATCCGGTGAGCTCTTCAACGCCTTCTCTCACAGCGGTTTCTATAAAAGTTTCATTGTTTTCCTTTCCTCCACCGAAATCGCTCCATCCTGGTGTATCCGCATACTTGTTTTCTTTTCCAAATAAGAAATACAATTTATTATTATATATTGCTGCGGGTAGAATTCCTGCACCCATATATATAGTTCTATATAAATATAACTAGACTTGTGCTAGATTTCAAGATCCACTTTATTAGGGTTCCCTTCTAAATATAGTATCATAAATAATCATACTATTAGAGGCATCAAATGTAAATTCCCGTGTATTTGTATTTGCCATTATATTTCCAATCGTATTTGTCAATATATTTGCAATATTATGTGATTGTCCTGATGTAAGAGGAACGGATTGTGTTTGTGAATACCATCTATTGAATTCATAACTTTCATCTTCATGTTCAGTTTCGTTTTGATTCTCAACATTAACAGTTTGCTCAACTGGAACAGCTCTATGTTGTTGCGATGTTTGCGGTTGAGTATGATTTTCATACGACTCTTGAACTGAACGTATATCGTATCTACAAACTGGACATCTCACGCTATATTCAAACCATCTTTCACATTCTTCCGAATGAAAACAATGCCGGCAATGAATTATTTGGGTAACGAGAGTATTCGGTTCAAATGATTCCAAGCGAATCGGACATCTTGCATTGGGAGGATTTACTACATCTCCAAACCGAATAGTTCTAGTTGCACTAGATACTTGTTCTGGTGTTGGAATAACCCTCACTGGTGTTAAATCAGGAAACCCCATACTTCTCATTGCGTCGGATAAGAGTGTATTTATATCTCGTGATAAAGGTGTTTGTGTATTTCTAGGTCGTTCAAAACCTGTAGTATTGTAGTTCGTCGGTCTATTTACTCTGGGAGTCCTTACATTTGTATGTATATTTGGTCTCTGAATATCTTGATATAAAAAATCAATCTGACGAAGCGTCGTATTGTACATGTTCATGTACAAATCAATCATGAATCGTTGATCATAGTTCAAATAAAATTCGGGCGCGTTATTTGGGGTCCTTCTTACGATTTCTGCAATACTTCTTCTTATTTCAACAAGAGTGTTATACAAGTTATTAATTCTAACATGGGGATTTGTCATAATATAGTGTTGGATATTATATTCTGTATATTTTTATGTATTCTATATAGTTTTATATATTTTTATATATTACTATATAATTCGTGGGGGGTTATGCGCGGCTAAAGGGGAACCTAGGTTCCCTACTATACTAGATCTATTACGAAAGGGTTTAAATATTTCTTTTTTTATTATTATATTGGTATATTTCCATCATGTCAAACATACAAATAAATAAAGAAGTATATGTAAATAAAGGTCTTACAGGATTGGCAAATTTGGGAAATACATGTTTTATAAATTCATGTTTGCAAATATTGTCGCACACGTACGAATTGAACGACTTTTTGAATTTGGAACAATATAAAAAACGCTTGAATAACAAGTTTGAATCCGCATTGATTATTGAATGGGATAGTCTGCGTAAACTTATGTGGACAAGCAATTGCATAATTTCTCCCGGTAAATTCTTGAAAACTATTCAAAAACTGGCACAAATAAAACATGTGGATATTTTTACAGGATACGCACAGAACGACTTGTCTGAATTTTTTCTTTTTCTAGTGGATTGTTTTCATACATCACTGATGCGCGAGGTGAATATGACAATTGTGGGAGAGGTTGAAAATGAAAAGGACAAATTGGCCTCTCAATGTTTTGATATGATTCGGCGAATGTATTCAAAAGAATACTCGGAGATTTTTAATATTTTTTATGCGATTCATGTTTCGCAAATTGTCTCGGTGGAGACGGGAAAAGTCTTGTCTAGTACCCCTGAACCTTATTTTATGATTAACTTGCCGATTCCTCCGGATGATCCGAAAAAAATGATGGATTTGTATGATTGTTTCAACTTGTATGTAGAAGGCGAAACCATGGAAGGCGATAATGGATGGCTCAATGAAGAAACTGGGAAAAAGGAGACGGTGAAGAAGGAAATAAAATTTTGGAGTTTTCCGAACATTTTGGCCATTGACTTGAAACGATTCAATTCTCGGGGACAGAAAAGACAATCTTTTGTTGCGTTTCCGTTGGATAATTTGGACTTGTCTAGATATGTCATTGGATATAAAAAGAAAAGCTATGTATATGAGTTGTATGGAATTGCTAACCACTCGGGGTCAACGTCGGGGGGACATTATACAAGTTATGTGAAAAATGCGAATGGAAAATGGTATCACTTTAATGATACAAGTGTGCAAGAGGTGCCAACGTTGGAAATGATGGTGAGTGCAAAGGCATATTGCCTGTTTTATAGAAAGAAGATGTGAAAAATTTATCTAGCAGAAACGGAACCATCAGCTGTAGTATTATATTTATTGCATTTTAACGTGGTTGGTATACATCCTCTGCCAGTAGAATTATTTGTTTGATCTCCTATAGCATCATTCCATTTTTTATTTGCATCAAAAAATGTTTGGCAATACATATATCCAATACCACACATCTGGATTCCTGAACTATTTGAAGCTGCCTCTTGCTGCGTAACAACAGCATCAATGGCAGTAACCACTGTGTTATGATCAGTTTTTATACCGGTAGTAGCTAACGTTAAATTAAAATTAGCATCCCTTATTGCAGCTTCATTATTTGTATTTATTGTTTTGTTTTCTGGGTCATTTAAAATTTTAGCAGCGCTTGTTATTAAGTCCTTATTATATTTAAAATTGTCTACTAAATATTGTGTATTCAATTTTTGTGTAGTATCTTTTGTAAGCTCGTTATACTTTTCAATTTTTGCTAAATCAACATCTATTTGTTGTAAAAGTTTTGGTATGTCTATAGTTTTAGCAACTGGGGTTGCGGGAGCCTTACCCTTACCAGAAGCCTTACCCGTAGTAGCAGCCTTACCCGTACCCGTAGCCGCAGCCTTACCCGTAGCAGCAGCCTGTTTATCTTCAAACCCCTCTGTTTTCCCTTTCATAAAATCCACTACAAGCCCCGCAGAAACAAACAACATCAAATATGGTAACAATAACAGAATCCACGATACTGGTTTCATACCTACCGAGCAGAGCCAATTTAGAACCATGGTCCAAACAATCGCAAAAATAAAATTTGTTCCTAAAGTTACCATACTGAATTTTTGAACAAGTCCATAGATTAACCCAACTATGGAAATTATCAAATACAATTTTGCGGGTTCACACATTTTTAAAAAACTAGATTTTGCCATGAGTTTTTATATTTAACACAGAAAAAACTTTATATTTGCATATAATAAACATGGATGTGTCCGTAACAGAACCTAATCAAAATTACAATTATTTTTCAAACTATTTGGGGAACAAGGTAGGATCCTTTGAAATAAATCCCGGAGCTATTGTTATTTCCATCGGAATTATCGCTCTTTTCATAATCATTTTCTCCTTTTTAGGAAGTTCACAAAATTCGGCGGATCCAATGTTTCAACAAACCCAGTCAAAATATCAATCCAATGTAAGTATTCTGGGTATCATCATGGTTGCCGTCTTTATTATTCTAATTGCAATCAACGCAGTGACTTATATTTTTGGATATAATATCATTGCTTCTTTGAAAAATCTTTTTTTCGGTGAAGCTACCGTGGATTTAAAAGTACAACCCGTTTCTAGTCCTGCGCAGGCGCCTTTACCAATGAAACCTCTCTTTCACCCCGAGGTATTCAACATTCCAGGAAACTACTATAGCTACGATGACGCTCGGTCTTTATGCACAGCTTATGGATCACGCCTAGCTAGTTATGACGAGGTAGAAAATGCGCACAAAGATGGTGCGGAATGGTGCAACTATGGTTGGTCGGAAGGACAGATGGCGTTGTTTCCTACTCAAAAATCAACCTTTGATGGTCTGCAAAAAATACAAGGACATGAACATGATTGTGGCAGACCTGGAATAAATGGTGGATACATGGCAAATCCAAAACTGCAGTTCGGTGTAAATTGTTATGGATATAAGCCAAAGATTACAAAGGAAGAAGAGGAACTTATGAGTGTTTCTACGCCATTTCCAAAAACGGAAAAGGACATAGAAATGGAAAAACGTGTGGACTACTGGAAATCCAAGTTGGACAAGATTTTGGTGTCCCCCTTCAACTATGACAGTTGGAGCCGGTAAATTTGCTTATTCTTTTTGGTTGAGAATAAGTAAATTATGGTAAGTAAATTACAAGTTACATAGTAGAAGGAAACCTAGGTTCCCTTTCAAACCCTCCTGAAAAATGTATTTTAGCAAAAATTTTAATCTCATTCCATTTTTGCTAATAAAAATTTAAAATTACTAAAGTAAATCCTTACGATTCTTTACAAAATAACTTTGAGGTTCCCGGTGGATAACGCTATTACATAGTAGGGGGCATAATTTTCTTATCTTTAAGAAGTCTAGCATAATCTAACGCGTCATCCCCCTTAAGCAACTTGACTTCTGCTGATGTTAATTTTGAAAATCTTTTGATTTTGTCGGCTTCAGTTTCTTGCTTCATTTGGAATCCATCCTTTTTTCCGCCTTTCATCATATCTACAATGAATCCAGCAGAGAGAAATAACATTAAATATGGTAATAACACCAAAATCCACGAGACTGTCTTAAGTCCAATAGAGCAGAGCCAATTGAGGACCATCGTCCAAAGAATAACAAAGATGAAATTTGTTCCTAAAGTAATAAGAGAGAACTTTTGAATAAGCCCGTATACAATACCGACAACGGAAACAGCTAAATACAACTTTGCGGGGTTGCACATTTTTTGAAAACTGGATTTTGCCATTTCTTTATATACTAGGTAAATATTTTTAACGAATAAAAAATGAAAAAAAAAATGAAAATAAAATTTATGCAATATACATGTTTCCTAAATGGCGTTATCTATTCCCTTGGTAAAAACGATCAATATTATCCAAATAAGTTGATTTGTTACCTTTTGTACATCTGTATATGTCTGTATTGCTAACCATTTTTCATTTTTTGCACGCATAAGTTGATATTGTATGATAGAAGAAGTTGCAAATATAGTTATGTAAAATAGGTCGCGCACAGGATGAAAAGTAGAATGTGTGAGTTCTGAAAATAATACATTATCATTTATCATTTGATAATTGACTTGTTCTGTAACAGTAGATACAATCGCTCTAGAAGAAATCATATTTTTTATGGAGTTTGCCTCTTCTACGAGACTTGCAGGTAGAAAGAACGCGCTTGTATGTTGGGATGTTATGTAAAGCATAATTAAATATGCATAGAACTTGTTCATTGAATAGTAGGCTTACTTGTTCTTTCTATAGAAAAAGTAAATCATTTTTTTGATTTTCTAGTTTTTCTTATTTTCTTCAAGTTTTTAGATTTGCGTGTATATTTTCTTCGTGTTTTTCCTCCACGTAAATGTCCAAATTCTTTACGGAGTTCATGAGTAATTTTGTTGTTATAAAATTCATCTCCTAGCGAGGAATCAAGAGACCCTACTTTGGAGGTAAATGCCTTCATAGAGGAGCCTACCTCGGACCCTACGTCTCCTACCGCGGACCCTACGTCTCCTACCGCGGACCCTACGTCTCCTACCGCGTCATCAAATGTTATTTCTGCACCTTTAGATAACCTTACTGGTAATGCATGAAATCTGTAATTATCTGTTGATCTCTGATCTGGTTTACGATTATTTTTTTTGCGAGTATTGTACGGCATATATACTATATTTATTATTTATTCTTTGAAATAAAATTTTTTTTCGTTTTTCGTTTTCCTCCGAGTACTCGTTTTCTAGTTTTTCTCTTCTTTTCTTTATTCTCCAACACCTGAACTAAATTCAGCAACTTTTCATAAATATCCTCTGAAATATCTTCATCAGAATCATCATCCATTTCACTTATTATTCTGTCATTAGATCCACTTGGGTTTCCTTCACACTTCATATAAAAAAGACCAGCTGGAACAGCCATGTCCTTGAACAAATCGGAAACTTCTTCTTTACTATCATCTATTGCAAACATGGGCTGATTCTTTATCGTGTACATTGGTTTTTTTCCTTGCTTCAAAAGAATAGAATTTACATCAAACCCACAACTTTTTATAGTTCCATCAGGAGTTTTATAGATTACAAATTCATCTTCATCATAAACATCACCTTCATCTGTTTCATTTTCTAAATCTTTTCTTTTTCTCATTTTATATTTCGGTATATATACACGAAATATAAAGATTTTTTATTGCAAAACGTGAAGAACAGGCTATCATGAAATAGAAACACGTTTAATTTCTTGTACTACCTTTGTCTCCCTATTTTTTTTCAAATACTCCATAATTTGTTTGACCTGTGTCTCGTTTTTAATAACTTCTCCTAAAGACTTTTCCAAATATTTAAATGTCAGCGGCTCTTGTACACGTGTATTCACAAATCGCAACCTACCATCGCTAATTTGAACAGATAGATTTTGCATATTATTGTTATCCACGTATGATGAAATAGAATCACTTATTTCGCAACGTTTATCTCTTAATTCTTTCAACTTTTCATTCATAATTTTGATTTGGTTATCAATAGAAACCCATTTTTGTATACTTTCTTCAAAACTCATGTATTACTATTATATATCAACAAATATTTATATAGATTTTTTATATCTTACTTAATGATAACGTCTATGTTTACGCCTACGCGTGCGACGAGCTCCTCCAGCAATAGGATGAACTAAAGGGTTTACTTGACCACCAAATAAACCGAAAAAGCGTTTCCCACGGCGGGTTCCACGTCTGCGTCTGCGTCTAGATCCTCCAGATTGAGCCAAGGCTAGTTGCTGTGGTGTAGGAACAGAATTTGAAGCAGGCATGTCAAAGCTGTTACCATACGTTTTGGATCCAATATCCATTACGGTGTTCCACTGATTGCTCAAGGTACCAACTTTTCCGAGTTCATAACCAGCAGCACCACCAGCTCCCATATCCGAGACTGAAGCAGGATTATAGTTATTCATTCCACCTCCAATAAATGCTTGAGACAGCTGAAAAACAGGTTTTCTTACATTTTTTGACGAGATCTTTTTCACAGACCTTCTTTTTACCATTTATAATAATCAGAGAAAATAATAAGTTTATCAAAATTCCTAAACAAACGAGTTTTTTACTACAAGTTGTTGTGAACGAAGAAACCACACAAGTAATACCAATATTGCTAAAATCATTATAAAAATCATAAATATCATTAGCACAGTAATATAAGTGTAAGGTCGGATTTCAAATAAAATAAAGTCTATAATAGGGCGAAACAAATGCTTCAATTCACTTTTGACATCTTCCCTCTTTAATATTTCTAAACATTGCTTCACAAGGGAAGTTTCTTTCATTCTTTATAAGAATAGTTTTTTATGAATATTTTTGCGTGTTATTAAGGTATAATTTTTCTGTAGACTCAATAATGAACATAATAGAACCCAACAATACTTTTGATTTTTCTAAATTATCTTTAGGACATCCTACAAATTTGCAAGGCGGATCTTATTTTACAAAAATTTTGTGCGAAGGTCAACAACTTTATATTCAGGCGCCAAAATGCACAACTCGTCAAGGATTTTTGAAAACGGGGAAAAAAATAAACTGTGAGTTGATGTTTGAAAATACGTGTGAAGAATTTGTGCAATGGATTGAAAATTTAGAGGCAAAATGCCAACAACTATTATACGAAAAATCCAATGACTGGTTTCAAAATAATTTAGAACAATCTGACATAGAAACAGCGTTCAATCCGCCCATCAAAGTATACAAATCTGGTAAATACTACTTGATACGATGCAATGTAAAAGTAAATACAATGACGAATATACCACTTGTAAAAATTTATAATGAACACGAGGCGCCTGTTTCTATGGATGAAATCACTAGTGATAGTTCCATCATTTCTATTTTAGAGATACAAGGAATAAAGTTTACGTCAAAAAATTTTCAACTGGAAATAGAGGTGAAACAGATTATGGTTTTAAATAAAGAAAATATATTTGAAAATTGTTTGATTAAGAAAGTTCCAAAAAAAGAAGGCCCCGAGTCTTTAGAAAAAATGTATACGTTGGAGTCATCGCCTTCTTCCGAGGAAAAAGAACAAACTAGGTATACTGAAAAAGAATCCGATGAAACAGAAGATTCAGGAAAACCTGAAAATAAAAAAACTGAAATTGTAAGTAAAAATCACACATCTTTTGTAAATGACAGTTCAGATGAGCCAGAGTTGATAGATCTAGACATTACTTTACCTTCTGAAACAGAATCCAAAGTTGATGAAGAAATAAATTTAGAACAAATAGTCAATGATACAATTCTTGAAGAAACTTTAGAAAAAACAAAGGATGGATTAACCGAATTTCAACCAACTTTAGAACCAACTTCTTTAGAAACAATTACATTGAAAAAGCCGAATGAAGTGTACTATGAAATATACAAACAAGCAAAAGAAAAGGCAAAGGCGGCAAAAAGGGAAGCGGTTGCTGCCTATTTAGAGGCAAAAAATATTAAAAAAACATATATGTTGGATAATTTGGATAGTTCTAGCGATGACGAGTCTGTGGATACATTTACAGATGAAGATGATTAAGATTCCATAAAACATGCGCAAACACGAAATTTACAAAATTAAGGAATTTATAATTTTGTAAACTTTACGACTTACAATTTGAATTAACTACTATTCTTAAAATTTATTTTATTCATTAATTTTATATAGTGAGCATGTTCAAAAAGCTATTCAAAGAAAGCGGGGTTGGTGTGATTATAATAATCTTACTCGTTGCTTACGGAGTTTATTATTTTTCGTCTTACCTCACCACCAAGTCAGCTCCTGTTATTAAAAAGGAAACCATGGTTAATGGAAGAAATACGGCATACACTGGAGGAGCTTTCAACCCCAACGACACAGCCGTTCAACCTGCGAATCCTTTAGGACAAAATGAGGTGTTTTCAGATGTGAACGGAATACAAACCAGCATGCCTAACGTTCCCAGCTCTTGTTCAGGTGCTACAATTCAAAACCCCGCGGAATTATTACCTCGTGACACAAATAGTGAATGGGCCCAACTTAACCCCTCGGGAATGGGTGAGCTTTCTAACGTGAACTTATTGAAAGCGGGTTACCACATTGGTATTGATACCATTGGCCAGACTTTGAGAAATGCCAATCTTCAAATTCGCTCGGAACCCCCCAATCCCCAACTCAATGTGGGACCTTGGAACATGTCTACTATTGAGCCCGACTTTATGCGCCCTCCTCTAGAGATTGGTGGAAGCATGCAGTAAACTATAATTTTTTCTATTCTTTTTTTATACAAATACTATAAGACGATTTCAAGTAGAAAGATATGCAAAATCAAGACATTTTAGCATATCTTTTTATTGGATTTATAGTATTTGTAATGATACGCATGTATGTGGATACACCCGAGTTTCAACTAAAATGTATTATATCCTCTGTAGATGGAGAAAAGTATTGTGTAAGGGAAAGATCCAAATTGAATGATGCCGCCGATTTATTGGCAAAAGTTACGGGTAGATGCAGGGAATTTGTCAAGTACATGAAAGAAAAATATCCCGATGATCCACGCGTCAAACGTCTTGTGGAAGGTTTTAGTGAAACAAAAATTAGCGAGACTCTTCCTACAAGTGAATTGACTGCTTATAGCGAAAACAAAGGACAACGGATTGCCTTTTGCTTGAATAAAAAGAGAAGTGAAACAAGCAAAATGATTGACTTGGATACTCTTACCTTTGTTGCATTACACGAACTTTCACATTTAACTACTACAGCATATGGTCATGACAATGATTTTTGGAAAAATTTCAAATTTTTATTGGAGAATGCAAAAGATGCAAAAATTTATAATCCTGTGGACTATGAAAAAAATCCAACAGAATATTGTGGAATGAATATTACAAGTAGCCCATACTATAACATGTAACATTCCACAACGTTTGCATTTCCAAAAAAGTAAGGTAATAATATTTTTATTTAGAAGAATATCATATTTTCATTATATATATCCATCCGGTAATGAATATATATAAGGTAAATTGTTTAAAGGATGAAAATACGATTCGTAAAATTATTGTATTTTATGGTGTAACTTTAGAAGACACTGACATATCTACTGTTTTTCAAACCAATCCTACAGACAAAATTTTCACAAATTTAGTAACAAATGAACCTATTTTCTCTCCCAATGAAATAGATGCAATACGAAAAAATAATATTCCTGTTGTATTTTCCGAACAACAAATTCATCCAGATGATAGTATTGGCACTATTAAACAAAAACTATTCAAGGAGTTTCAAGAGTCTGTTCCACTAGAAGAAATGTACTTTTTTTGTGAAAAAGAGGAAACACTAGAAACGTCTGTAGTTTATGAAACCCTTTCAAAGAAAAAAACACACTCTATAACGAAAGAAGACTTTGATAATTTCAAAAAAAATATTGTTTCTTTGAAAGAGCCCTCTGAAAATAAAGAAGAATATAGTTACGATGACCTTCTCTCTTTACAGCTAGACGGAAACCCACAGATAATAAATACAGTCATAGGCCAAAAAATTATAAAAAAAACATCGTCTCAAACATTGAATGAATACTCTTTTGTAGTGAATCCATTTCTTTTACAGTATCCTGAAAAAAATATTCAACTACAAAAGGTGATTACCACATTAAACAGTCATTTACTTCTCAATACTGGCAAAATTATAGAAAACAATATATATTTGTGTTTGGCAAAGGATGTAATAGAGAGAAAGGAACCCGATTTTGAAACAACAATTCTTAAACTATATTACCCTTTTTTATATGATAATGAAATTTATACCTTGAACGATTTGGAAGAAAGACGAACAAGTTTTATAGAAAAAAATTTGTCAAAGGTCGCTGAAGCTTATGACGTGTTTGAAAAAATTGATACAATATATGACACGTACAAGTATAGAAAAAGTGAATTGAACTATATAAACAGTGGAATAAAATCTATTCTTATTACTACGTATGCCCCAAACAAATTGAAAATTCCACTAGATATTATTTTCAAGCTTCTTCATGCGAGTGAAAAGTATCCATTGATAAAATTAAATCCTGCGTCAAGACAAGAAAAAATGATGCGTCTCTATTCTCCCCGAAAATCTATGGATGGAAGGAAAATTCCATTTCTCTCTAAAGCAACAATTATAAAGTACAAACTTATTGGGAGGGCAAGGACTGTTATTGTATACATACCAGAAATAAGTGGTACATGTGAATTTGAGGAAAATGGAAACGTTACAATATCTTCTACATTTGAAAAAATAATGTCTGTTTCTGAAATTAATAATTTATATTCTACTGTGGTAAATCCGGTTATTGATGAAGTAAAAAGTTATTTAGAGCAAAATGGGTACATCGTTGGGACTTTTATTTCGTTGGAAGATAAGACTACCGATATTTTAGAAATGAGTTATCAAAGTGTAATACAAATAAAAACAGGGACAAGTTTTTCAGAAGCCAAAAAATGCATGTCTAGTGCGTTTATTTTTGAATCGCCCAAGTTACTTCGCTTTAAACGTGTTTCAAATTTCAACAAGAGAACAAGTATGGAAGCATTTATTATTGAAAGTTTGAAACAAAACCAAAAACTGAAAGACGCGGATTTTTATAGCGCAGAAGTTGTAAATAGATTGATTGAGAACTATCCTGACTTGAAACAAGACGAGGCAATTACATTATTTAAACAAGTTGTCAATGAGTTGCAAGTTGAACAAAATTCTAAACGTGGAACAATTGAAATAAAGTCAAATCCTGGGTTCAAAACCACGCTTTCATTAGATACAATCAACAATAAATTAACAATTAATGTTCAAGATGTAAATGATATTGGTTACTTGAATACGATCCCTATTTATTTAGATACAATGATTCGTTTGACACAGGATAAAAAAAGTACCGATGTACCTGCAGAAGAGCTTTCAAAATTATGTTCAAGTGTTCAACCTAAAATGGAACAAGTTATTGTAGAAGATATTATTGCTCCAGAGGAAATGTCTTTGAAAAATCTTGAAGAAGAAGAGGTAGAAGAAGACGCGGAGAGAGAAAATATTGAAAATGAAGAAGAAGATAGAGGGGACAAGTTGCTGAATTTGTTTTTCGGAGATAATGGTGAGGAAGACGAGGAAAGCGAGGAAGACGAGGAAAGCGAGG